ATTCAACATCGTTTTCCACTTTATTAATAAATTCTAATATCTTTTCCTTTAAAGATTTCATACTAGAACTTAATGTTACATTAAGTGGTATGTCATTAAAACTAATAATATCATCTAATAAATTAACTTCTATGTATTGTCTAGCAAACATTTCAAGTTCATCTATTTTTTCTTGTTTTAATTGATTTTCAACATTATCAATTTTGTTTTTTAATTCTGCGTCAGCATCTTTATAAATTTCACTAACGTTTTCTTTATAGATTTCTTCGAACTCGTTATATTTAGACATAATTGCTTGTTTTACTGCTTTACGTTGATTTTCAAGTTCTGTAAATTCTTTATTTAAGTCAGCACGGACTTGTTTAACTTCTTTTACCGTTTCATCATTAACAACTAACGATGTTGCTCGAGCAACCTTTTCTTTAATTTCTATAGAAAGTTGTTCTAAATGATATTTAATAACTGGTAAAGTTTCAATAGTAATTAATTTATTTTCCATTATTCCACCTCTATATCTTCTATATTCATTTCGCCTTCTCTAATATAATCAGAAATATTTTCCCTTACATAAGACTTTATTTGTTCATTATCTAATTTTTCTTCAAATTCATCATTGTATACAGTAAAACTAACTAAAACAGTTATTGTTTTCCCTACAACTTTTTCTTCCGGAGGACTAGGATAATCATAAACATTCCAACTTGTTTCCATATTATTCTCCTTTCTTTAATTTACTAATTGGTACTAAAACTATTTCATCTTCATATACTTTCATCAAAAATTCATTTCCCCAACTTTCAATTATTGCTTTTGGAATAATAATTTTGTTTACACCTTTATCTGCTCTCTTCATATATGTAATAATTGGTTTCTTTTCTTCTTTCATTTACCTCACCACCTTTGACTATAATAATTATATCACATTTTTTAGGTATTTGCAATACCTATTAATTCATTTTTAACCTTTCTCTAAATGCTTTTTCTTCTTCTTCTGTCATTTCTTCTTTCTCTATTTCTTGGTCAAGCCAACTTGGTACTTTACTTTTTATTTTTTTACTATTGTTTTTTGCTTGTTCTATTGTAGTAATACCTTTATCTTTCCAATTATTTAATATTGCTTGTACATATTTTAAACTAATTGCTCTATTAAATACGGCTTCTTGAATAGCATATCGTGTAAGTTCATTATCTTCCCATTGACTTACTAATTCATATTCAATAGGACTTAATGTTCTATTAAAGTTATTTTCAATAAATGAATAAATATTTGTGGACGTATCGTCAAACGTATCGTGGTACGATACTTCATTGTCATTGTCATTGTCATTCTCATTATAATTATATTTATTTATTATTTTCTTAACTGTTTCATTAAGATTACTATAATTTATTATGTTTTCATATACATAGGTTAGTAATTTTTTATTCTTTATTAATTTTATTTCCTTTTCTAAACAATCTTCAACAGGTTTACCACCTTTTATAATACTATACTTAAGATAATTTTTAATTGCTATTTCATTTGTTTCGTTAGAATACTTTATCATATTATATTTATTTTCAAATCTATCTAGTAAAACACTAACGGTGTCTAATGAATATCCTAATTCAAATGACATTACTTTTTTATTTATTTGATATATTCCAAGTTGAGTAGTATGAGGGTTAGTCATCAAATAAAGCATAAATAATTTATCTTCAGGTGAAAAATATTCTATAACTTTATCATCGTTCCAAAAATTGGTATCTACTATTCTTTTTACACTCATATATTATTTCTCCTTCTTCATTGTTTCCTTCATTTTATACATAAATTCAATTTTATCATCTTTATATACCCAATATCCACAATGAGTACATATAACTCTATCAACATCAACAATCATCATTGTATGACCACAATTTTTACAATATACACTTAGTTCTCTATAAATATTATTTCTCTTTATGTCTAATTTGTGAGAACAATCCAAATAATTTTTATTTTTATTCTTACTCATAATTATACCCCTTTTATTTCATAATTTTCCTTTCTATTAAATGTTTTAAATATTTTGTTTGCTTCTCTTTTACCATCAAATATTTTTGCTTCGTTTATGTCCGAGACAAAATGATTAAAGTCTTTCATTATGTTTTTTTGAAAGTAAGTATTATATTTAATGTTTTTAATTACATATTTTTTCATTTACCTCACCACCTTTATGTTTTATCTACCTTCTTCTTCATTCTAGCACAGAAAAAAATAGGTGTCAATACCTATTTTAAATATTTTGGATACTTTTATTTTAAATCTTCTATTGCTTTGTTAATTTTTCCTTGTAAATTATCTACTTGTTTTTCTAAATCTTTGTTTTTTAAAGATTGTTCTTCATACTTTTGTTTAAAATCATCACTTGCATATGGAGTTAAGTATTTTTCTCTACACCAACCTACATTATTAAGTTGATATGGGTATTCTCCATCTTTTATGTCAGTAATAGTCCAAACATAATCGTGATATTCTCCTACGCATTGTTCTGATGAATTTGTTTCGTGTAGCCATCCATTTAATATAACTATATCGCCTTTTTTGAATTTATATTCAGGTGTTGAATATTCCACACATTTGAATTTGCCGTGGTGTGTCCAACGTAAGACTTGATAACCATTAACAAATCTTCTACCATCATAATCCATTGTTGTTATTTGTACTTTATCATCTCCATCAGATGTTGCTTCTATTACTTGTAAATTTCCTATATAAATTCCAATATGACCATCTAACCATACAAGTTCCCCTATTTCAGTTGTACTCATATTGTCGGATTTATCATAACAATATTCCTCAAATAATCTATTAGCACCTACATCATCTAAACCATTGCTTTTATATATTGCTCCACCACGAGAAGCATTTTTATCAAAGTCAAATCCCCAAATAATAGATTTAATTAATCCTACACAATCAAATAAAAACGCATCATCTCTATATTGACCTACACCACCTAATTCATATTTAGTAGGTGTTTCTGTTGCTATCTTTACTGCTGTATCTATAAATTGTTGTTTTTGCATAGTTCACTCTCCTTTGTCAGTTCCAAAATTACTTAATCCATTAGCACCTAATGAAATTGTAATAGAACTCAATACATATAATAAAATATCTTGGGCTTTAAATGTTCCTAATACTAAATTAGTCATTATTAATAAAAATAAACAAACAATAAAACTCCAATATTTTGTAGGAATGCTTTTAACAATAGGCAATTCTTTAGTAAATTCTACTACCATAAATACGATAGTGACAAATGAAGCATAAGTTGTCAAAACATCCCAAGTAATAAATTGTTCCATAACTATACCTCCTAACTATATTATACCATTGCATAGAAAAAGTAGCAAATTAATGCTACCTTGTTTCTTCTTCACCGCCCTCAGTTCCTCCTAATGGTAAAGAACGATTTGCAGTTGTTTTAGTGTATTCAAATACTATAACACATTTTTGTAAAGAACCACCATCACCAAGCACTGCTCTACCTCTTATATAACCTGATGAACTACGCCACCATATTACATTGTAGTTTGTAGAAGTATCGTATGATGGCATTATAAATTTATTTCCTGTAGTAGAAAATAATATACCATACAACCTAATTGGCGTTTCTACATTTGGAACATTTATAAAATCTGTATTTGAACTTGTAATATTTGTTGTTTCAAATATTTTTCTATATATAGGTTTCCCATCAATCCAAGTTCCTATTTTTATTTCACTTTCTGAATATACTTCACCATCAAAGTTTTTGTGTGGTGTATATGCCGTTGCTGTTGTTCCAATTTCTAATTGTACATCAGAATATGTCGCACTTGCACTTGTTTGAATAGCCATATAATTTCCTTGTGGAGTTATTGTAGTATTTACTACTGCTGTTTTTGTTTCACTTGTCACATAAGTTCCATCATTCCAATATAATAATCTTATTGTTGGACTTCCGGATATACCATTTAAGCAATATGTTTCTCCTGCTTTAACTGGTATTTTTGCAGTAGATATACCATTTCCTGATGGATTATACACACCAGTTGAACTATCGTATGTTCCATTACTAAAACCTGTAAATAAGTTTTTGCATTTGAAATCATCAGCATAGAATATAGTATCTTCTTTGACACCTAAACTTGTGTTTTTAATTGGTTGGTTATATGCAACATATGAAGTTGCTGTTTCTCCTAACTCTACTTGAATAGTACCTATATTATCTGCTTTTGCTATCATCATACACAAATAATTATCTTGTGCAGTTATTGTCAAAGTAGTGACATCACGCAATGTTTGCATATTAGTTATTGTATTTCCTATTGCTGGGAATGTACTATAATAACCAATTAAGCCACCATTATAACTTGTTTTTGATATTGTGTATTTTTTATTTGGTACTACTTTTATTACATATATATCATAATCATTAGTTGAAAATATAACGCCATTATTTACACCAGTATTTGCTATTACACTAAATGGATTAAACATATTCTTCCCATTTATATCCTCTACTACTATGCTACTCATAGATTTTGTGCCATTTAATCTATCATCGTTTTCTTTAATTCCATTTTCAATATTATTTAAGTTTGTTGCATTAACTGGTGTTGTTTGACTTGGTAAATCTGACCAAGTTGTTTTATTATAAGCCATTATTTATCACTCTCCTTTTTTTGTGATTTTTCTTGTGCTTCATTATATTTTGCTATTTCTTCGTTGTCTACTCTTTCAATTTCTGCATATATTCCTTGAAGTATATTTTTTAAAACATAAGCAGGTAGTTGAGAATTATTAATTATCTCCACAATTTCCTTTTCTACTTCTTGTATTTTTAATGTGAATGGTTTATCCATTTACTAACTCCTCCTTTAACAAATTAACTTCTTTTTGTAATTCTATAACTGCTCCCAATAAAAATTTTGATAAATGCTCGTGATTGATAGTTTTGTATTTTAATCCATTTCTTTCAACTTCATTGAATACAAAATATTTATCTATTCCATCTATTTTTTCTAAGTAATCAATTATGTAACCATAATCTTCTTTACCGTCATTTATCTCCTTAATATAATTATAATCATATAATTTGATTTTTGTCAAAATATCAGGTATATCTGATGTTTCTTTTTCTTTTACATTCTCTTTTATAGATAATGTAGATGGGCTACCACCAACTGTTAATATTTTGTTATAATCTTCTGTACCCCATATATAAGCACCACCATAAGGGTTTGGTTTTAATACTACTGAATAATTAAGTCTTATGTAAGTGTCACTTATTCCACTTAATTGATAGCAACCCATAATATAATCAGTTTGTATATTTATATCTTGTATTAAAGTTCCTGTATTACCTTCTATAACTACATAACCTGCACTAGAACCATAGACGTGACCAACTTCCCCACCTAAATCATATCTACTTCCACTATTTCTAAATGAAATACCACCTGAACCTAAACCAACATTCAATGCTGATACGTATGGGTGGTTACTATCCCATATCATCTTTAAGAAACCAATTCCATTATATATAAATATTCCTGCACCAGTTATAGTTCCTGCTGATATATTATCAGCATTTATTCCTGAAGTAACTAAACTTCCAGATATAGAACCAGCAGTTGCATTAATAGTTCCTGATACTGTGGCATCATTTAATACGGCATTTTTTGCATATAATGTTCCCGAACTGTTTACACCAAAATTGCTTCCAGCCTTAAATATAATATTACTTCTACTTGTACCACCTATTGTAGCAGTTATTCCAGTTGTTCCAAGATAATAATTATTATTTGCTGTAAATAAAGCATTTGCACTTATATTCCATCCACCAATAGTTCCACCTTTTGCTGTTATATTACCGCTTGATGTGACACTAAAGTTTGTGCTTGATATTGCTATTGATTTACTTGTTAAGTTTAATGTATTACCAGCAATTATATTTATTATATCGCCTGCTTGTAAATTTAATTTGTTAGCATCTATTGTAATTGCTTCAGCACTTTGATTTATTTTTGATATAACTTCATCATTTCCTACTTTTCTACTGACTTCTAAGTTGATACTTTCAGAAGTTTGTTCTATTAATGAATTTGTTTCGGCTTTAGTATAGAATTGTGTAGTATATATATTTTGTACCATCATTCTAACAAATAAATATCCACTTGTATATCCTACCAATTTTACTGTATAATCTCCAGAACCTAATGTTATTGTAGGATAAGGATAAGAAACTATATTCTCATTTGCTAATAATCCTACTGTGCCATCTGCATTATATTCACATCTTTTTGTAACTTGACAAGTCCTACTATCATAATCTAGATAAAACTCATCAAAATGTTCACTATCATAATATAATAAATCATCAGGCAAAATATAAGGTATTTCTTGTGTTTTAGTAACGCCATCTTCTATATATGTTCTAATAAACATTAGTTTTCTTATCTTTAAATATGTTGTAGGGCTTGGGAATAAATTTGAATTAGGATATAAATAACTTATGCTTTCCCCAATAGGATGTATTTTAATTTGTATTGGTTCACTTTCATTAATGTTTTCCAATTCAACTTGTGCATCCGTATCTTCTGCTGTTGTTGTAATATCAATTACATCACTAATTTTAGAATTGATTTCATCTACTGTAACTTGTATTTCTGCAATTTTAGTATTTTGTTCATCAACTTCACCAGCCATTAATGATATACGACCTTCTACATTATCATATTCGGCTTTAGCATATTTTCTAAAGTTTGCTTCCCCAACTACTGTTACATTTTCTTTTCTTTCTTCTATACCTATTTGAGTGTCATATTCACTCGTCATTACTCCTCTATAAGTAAATGTATGATTTGCTAATGTTTTTGCTATAACAGGTTCTTCTTGGTCGTAATCATCATATATTTCTATTAAATCATAAGGGTCAATAGCAGGGTTTCCTAATATCTTCCCTGTTTTTAAACTATCTATTTCAAAGTTTTCTACTAAATCAAATATATTTTCTACTTGTTCTTGGCTTGTTATATAAGGGTTTGCACTGTTTAAGTATAATGTATCTAAAGAAGTATCTTGACTTGTTTGAAATTTAACAGCACCATCTTCAAATACAACTCTTTGGATTTTATATTTTTCTCCAAGTTCATATTTTTCCACTATACTTAGAGGTATTCTTTGTGTTGCTAAATTCAATATATCTATAAATATTAATGCTCCATCTCTATTAATAACTGGTATTCTACCTGCTTGGTCAGCAATGTAAGAAACATAATTTGTTGCAGTTATCATATTGTCGTATATTGATACAGCATCATTTTCACCTAAGAATGAAATTACACCATTTGTTACACCTGCTTTTGTACAAATATCATTCAATATTTGCCTTTTAGTAGCAGTTCCACCATAAGCATCTATTAAAGGTTTTGCATCGTAAGCAAAATCAAATTTAACACGGTTATCCCTTAATTTAATCGTTACTTTATCTTTATCTGTTTTTGGAGTTCCTTGTATATTGAATACACCTAAAGGCACATATTCATAAACGCTTCCGTTTACTAATGTGCCAATAGATATAGTTACTTGGTCTTGTATAGAAGATACGTCGATTTTATGTAGCACTAAATCAATTTCTTGTGATATAAAGTTGTCTAATGAAAATCTTTTAGAACCATTATTTGGTAATATTCTCCATACTCTCGTAATTTTTTCACAATATAAATCAGCATCTTCTAATTCTATATTGTTAAACCATATTTTAACTTCATTTCTTGCATCGTTACTATATATTGTTTGTTCATATTCTTGCTTAGTACAATGCTGAAAATTTGTATATGCCATTGTTTATCACCTACTCTTCTACAAAACCAAAGTTTACATTTTGATATATACTGTTATCCATATTATCTACATCTATGTAGTATTTATGGAATTTTACTGTAGCATTTCTATACATTTTTTTAGAAACAAAAGCCCATTCACTTTCGTAAAAGAATAAGCAGTCTAACCACACATCAGATGTCATATCAAACATATCGTGTAATTCTTCCCCTGTCATTGTAGGTACATTAAATTCCAATGTTGCAACATCGTGTCTAACTCTATTTCTTACTGTATATCCTGCTGTATTCGTATAACTATCTAAGTCAACATCATTTGCACTACTATCGTGTTCTGGTAAAGTATTTACTCCATCTATTTTATATGGAAATCTTTGATATTGGCTTGTACTTCCCCAACTTCTTATATATAATCTGTCGGCTTGTGCTAATTCGTACTTAGTTCCTGTTATTGTATCTCCTACATTATAATCAGTACCTTCTGAAAGCAGTGTGTAAGTTCCACCACTTTCAGTATAGTACTTTGTATTCTCTTGATAAGTTGTTGTTGTTGCTAATAAATACATAATCTAACCTCCTATCACTATTGGCTTACCATTTGTTTTAGCCATATTTTGTAAATCATTAATTACGATTGTTGCTATTCTTTCTTCACCAACTTGAACAGGTATTGTTACATCAATAGGTTGAGTTTGTTGTTTATTAGCCATACTTACGGCTTTATAAACACCTTCACTAACACTTGCTACAATTTGGTCATTATTCATTACTGCTGTGTTTCCATTAATGTTTCCTACTAATTCAGCACCTTTTTCTCTAGCAATAAACATTTGACCTACAGGAGGTAAACCACCACCTGCATAAGCAGTTATATCGTGCCATTGTCCATTAGCAAAGATACCACCATTGGCTTTTCTTTGACGAGCCTCAATACCTAAAAGAGATGATTTGTTTCCTCTTTCTGACGCTTCCCATTCAACATTTACTGTTTTTTTATTAAATGATAATCCATTCCACCAATCTACTACTTCTTGAATAGCGTCTTTTATTGTTTTAATAACACCACCTATACTTTCTATAGCGGGTTTTATTGCATTTTCTATTGTTGTAACAACAAATTCAAAGAAAGGTTTTAAGAATTCCCATATTTTTTGACCTGTTTCTAAAATACCACCTATCACTTCAAGTATTATTCTGATTATTGTTGTTATAGGTTTTAATGCAAATTCAACCAACTTTATTAACAATTCTAACACAGGTCCTAAAATATCTTTAATTATTGGTTTTAATATAGACATTAACACTGTTAGTGTTGGTACTAATGTTTCTACAAGAATTTTTGCTATTGGTTTTATTGCGTTTTCCCATAATGGTTTTAAAACATCTTCCCACAACATTTTTAATATATCTAGCAAATCTTCTATAATAGGTTTTGCTGTATCTATCAATACTTTTACAAAATCATCTACTGATTTTTTAAATTCATCATTATTTTTATAAGCATATACTAATGCACCAGCCAAAGCAAGTATTCCACCAACTAATAAGCCTGTTGGACTAAATATTTTGGCTAAGATATTAAATTCATTAAATTTTTTAACAATATTTGTTATAGTTTTATATATTGTGCCTTTTCTCAAAAGTTTTCCCAATATTGAATTACCTGAAAATAATCCATATAGTATATCAAATATTTTTAATCCTGCAAAAGTACCTAATATGATGCCTATTAATTTAAGATTTTTATACGTTCCATCAGTAAAGCCTAACCACTCTAACATTTTTTGGGCTATTTCTCTTGCTTTCATATTAACTTCTTCAAGTTTATCATCATATTCACCAAATGAAGCATTGAAAGCATCTAATATAGCAGGGTCAATTCCTGCACCAGCACCATCTTCGTTATCTTTTGGTGTGCTTATTACATTTAATTTATCAAATCCTCTAAGCCCATTCATTTTGTCTTTTAACTTATCAGCACTGGCACTAGCACCATCCATACCTTCGATTAAATCGCTTACAGCATCACTAGCACCAGCAAGTCCACTATAATCGAATTTAGGCATTTCATATCCCATTAAACTTGCTATTAAGTTGAATATTTCAGTTAATACCATTAAAATAGCATTTAGATATGGTAATACTTTTTCTAATATAGGGTAGAAAACATTTCCTATAGCCCTAGAAAGTCTTTGCCATTGTTCTTTCATTATACGAGTTTGGTTGGCAACACTCTCTATTGTTCTAGCCCAGTCACCTTGAGACTTCTTTAATTGCTCAGTTAATGATATTACCATTACTAATCTTTTTTCTACATAAGATAATTGATTTATAGTCCTATCAAGTCCTAATCTATCAACTGTTTGTTGTAATGTTTTTTCGGTAATATCAGCACCAGTAGCAGTACGAATTGGTCTTACTTGTCCTGCCAATGCAGATTGTAAAGCATTACTTGCTCTATCTAAATCTAGGTTGTATAATGAAGCAATGTCATTAGACATTTTAACCATTAATTCAGATAAATGCTCAGCAGTTTCAGTTGGTAATTGCATAGCGTTTGCTAATTGCTTGAATATACCAAATTGTCTAGTTAAACGGCTTTCATCTAATCCATAAACATCAGCCATTTTTTGGATAAAGTCTTCAATTCTTTTGGAACTTTCTTCTATTTCTTCGTTAGCATTGTAGTAAGCAACTTCTAATAAGTTTACGTTTTCTATGTAACTTGAACTTTTAGTAACAAAACTTGCCATAGTACTAACAAAGTTTTTTAAACTTCTAACATATGTGTTTAATATTTTGTAATTAAACATTATGTTGAATTGGTCTGACATTCTCTTATTATTTTTTGCTGTGACATCTAAATTTTTGTTTAATTGATTTGTATTTTTCTTCAATTCTCCAAAAACTTTGTTTTGCCCATTTTCAATGCCTGATAGTAAAGAATAAACTTTTTGTAGACTTTCAGCATATTTTTCAACTTCTTTGCTTCCGTTGACCTTACTGCTAAAATCTACAGTTATCTTTGTTCCATCATTCATATTTCACTCTCCTTTCTTATTTTTTTATTTTTTAATCTATTTATATATTGTTGTTTCAATGTTCCGTAATATATAAGTGAGTTGTGAAATTCTTCATATTTTATCTTTTTAATATCTTGTTCTTTTTTCTCTTTTATTTTTTCTTTGTTTAATTCGCTATAAGGTTTGATAGGATATGTCTCTATTTTAGAATTATCCTTTGAACCTTTAAATATACTTGCTAGCGTATTAATTATAAATTGTTTTAATGATGCAAATAATTTACTATTTCCATCGTGATTATATACGCCCTGTAACCAACATTTGTAATCAAGTTCTTCCATCTCTCTTTTTTTCTTATTAACAAAAGAAGTACGGTATGAAACGAATAATTGTGGGTCATCTTTCCAAAATTCTTCTGCACTCATACCGTACTCTATTGCTTGTGGAAAAAGATAATTACAATAATATTCATAATAAGAATTATTATATTTTTTAAATATATCTTCTTCTGTCTCTATTATTTCTTGTTGATTTGGGCTTTCAAGTTTTTTTGTTCTTCGTTATAACTTTCCCTAATTTCTACACATTCTTGGAAATATTGTCCGTATTTTTCTCCAATAAAGTTTAATTTATCTTCGTCTTCAAAATATGGTTTTAATATTTCTTTAACTTGTTCAATATTTAATTTGTGATTAGGATATAACCAAATCCAAAATGCTCTTTCAATTAATTTGTGTAAAGTGGCAATTTTTTTATCAGCCTCTTCTTGCAATGTATCTAATTCAATTTCGTCTTCAAAAGGATTTTCCTCTAATGAAATATCTTCTTTGTATTCAAATATTGGTTTATTAATTTCCTTTATTGCTTCTTGCATATTAGTATATTGCTCAATCTTTAAAGCACTTTGTCTATTAAGTTCTAGTGTGTATTCTACACCATTTAATTCTATTATTTCATTTTTCTTCATAATTATCTTCTCCTATTTCCCTATATATTCGCCATTTGAGACACTTTATAAACTTTTTAATATAAATATACTAGAAAGCGATAAAGTGTCTTATTTGGCTTAATTTTATATAATTATGCTACTACTACTAAGATAGTTCTTTTGAAAGAAGCATATCCTGATTTAGAAGCAGTAATTGTAATAATTGCTGAACCAGCACTAACACCAGTAATTGTAATTGAGTTAGTAGATGCTGTGTAAGCAACTGTAGCAACACCTTGTGTATCGCTTTCAACTGCGATTGAAGCGTCAGCAGGATTTGTTGTTAATGCTATAGTTTTAGTTTTTGCATCTCCTGTAGTTGCAACTTCTTCAATTTCATTGATTGCACTTGTAAAGATTACTGTATCTTCAAGTAAATCAAAGCAGTTTTCAACATATTCATCACTAGTTTCTGGTGTAATTGTCATTTCACCTTGTTCTAATGAACCTACATCAGTATTGTTTAGTTTATAACTAACTTTCCCTGAATATTTGATACCTGTAAAATCAGGTAAAATTCTTAAGAACTCTACTGTTTGTCCTTTAACACCTTCTAATACGTTGATATTATCTCTATGTGCGAAGAATGGTAAAGTTTTTTGTGGGTTCTCTTGACGACCTTCAACTGAAGTTGATTGTGCGTTACCAATAGCAGTTTTATCTAATTGTGCTGGTGTAGCACCATTTTCACCTGTTCCAGTAACAGGTAAGAATAATGAGTACTTACCATTTGCTTTTTTAGAATATATACCTGAACCTCTGTGTTCTGATAATGCTCTATCTTCTATACTATTAAACATAAATTCATCTCCTTATTATATTATTTCTAGTAAGACTTACTAAGCCTTGATGTTGTATTGTTCTTCTTAAAATACTTGTATCAAGATTTGGTGTAATCCTACATAATGTCATTTTTAAATTAAGTTTATTAAAAAACTCAAAAGTTAATTTAACTAATTCATCATTTATGACCTGAGATGCTATTTGTTCATTATTTACAACTTTATCTTTTGTATAAACTTCTGTTGTTAAGTACATTTCTTGATGGTTTTCTACCTTATCTATTGTACAATAATCAGTATCCATAAAATTACTTAAATAACAACATACTATTGGGAAATAGGTAGAGGTGTTAGTATTGTATTTGACAACTCTAGGATTGTATTCTGAATTAGTTTCAATGAACTTCTTAAATTCATCAAATATTGCTTCATATTTCTCAATCATTGACTAACACCTCCATTTCCCTTCATATATTCATATATCCATCCTTGTAATTGCTTATTTATTTCTTCACTTGAATATCGATATATTTCCATACCCATCAAACCTCTAGTCCAAGCGTGTAAGTTACCGTCTTTATCTCTCCATTTATGTGGATTTGGGTCGCTGTCGTCTGTTGGATACCACCAACCACTTTGACGACCTTTCACGTTATAACTCCAAGCATTTACTCTAGGATTTTGTTGACCTACAATTCCTGTACCATATTCAAATGCTAACGCTATACTGAATTTGCCTCCATATCCTTCGGCATCAGTTTCTACAAAAGTATCGTTATATATAATGAAACCTTCGTTGTAAGGTTCTATTTTATTATTGTTTATATACTCATCTACCAATGCACCTGAATATATCATTAATTGCTTCATTTTTTGGCTTACAACTTCTAAGCATTTATTTTGAATAAATTTTTGAAATTTTTCATCATTTTTGTAATTTTGTAGCAACGATATTATATCTATTGCTTTTTTTAAACCATCAAGGTTTTTTATATTTATTTTAGTTTTTAACATTAACAGTCCCATTTTTTAAGGTCTTTTATTGAATTTGCTTTCTTGTTTTCTTCTATTAAAACAAAATCACCAGTTCCAATATAATCACCTGCTAAAGTCTTTTTAATTTCTTTAATAGCACCAGTTTTTTTATTACGGATTTTAACTTTCTCGTTCTTCATTGTTTTCTTCCTCCTTCACGATTTCTTCTAATATCATCATTATTTTAGTATTTTGTGGTTTAAACGCTCTTACTTTGTAATTTGCATTTTCTCCGTATTTTACTTCATTTTCAGGAGTAGCACCATACAAATATGCTAAATCAAATATTTTGATTGTATCTTTATATTTGTAGTCTATTAAGCAACTAACTACATTGTTTTCAGTTTCTCCGTATGCTTGTATATAGGCTTCTAATTGCTTTGTTGTTAAAGGTTGGTAGTTTACTTTACCTAAATAGAAAGGTTCTTTATATACAACAATTTCATTGTTATATATATCGCTTGTAACACCATCTTTATTAGCAATATACATATCTTTATTCCAATTAGTAAATATATTTGTGGATGGATTAAATTTACTCATCTTTTATCCATCCTGCTAAAGGTTCTATTTCTCCTCTTAAATCGTAAGAAACATAACCACTATCTCTAGTCCAGTTAAGACCATTTTCGGAATAAGATTTAATACCTTCAGTACCAATACTTTGATAAATTTCAACACTGCATCTTAATTGCCAGTTTTCATATTTTTTGTCTAATTCGATATTAGAATAATCTTGATAAGGATACCTTAAGGAAAGTGCTACATATTTACTATCTTCTAAAAGTCTTTTTAAAACTTTGATATAAGTTTCGTATATTGTTATTTCACCATAATATTCATATGTTTTATCATCAACGACTATTGTTCCTAATGATAAATTAACAGATGTTATTTTACCAAAAGCAACCATTTCTTCGTTAATAAGATTATATGCTATATCATTGACTTGTGGTTCGTTACTTAATGTGTAAACATCAGCAAGTAATTCGTTAGAATAACCATAATAGATTACTCCTTCGCCAAAAATCATTGGTTCATATTCAATTCTTTCTTTTAATAAATCTAATTGTGTTTTTTCACTTTCCATAAGTCATTCTCCTATTCTAATTAACCTCTTGATATAATTCTTGCAACAGGGATTAATTTGTCATCAACGTAAACTTTGCTTCCGCCTTCTTTATCGTTGTTTACTAATTCCCAGTTAGAACCTGTAGCAAATGCTTCATTTGTAGGTGAAACTGAACCAGTTCCTTTGTAAGAAATATACATAGGTACTATCATTTCTCTTACACGAGTAATTAAATCAGTTTTACCACCTTTAGTGTAAGCATCACGATAAATTTCTGATGGAACTTCTGCACCAATGTTTTCATATTCAAAGAAACCTTTTTGGAATACATATGAAGTGTAGATGTTTCCTGTACTATCAGTAGTTACTGGCATATCATCATCAACAACAACTAATCTACCGTTGAATGTACCGATAGTTAAATCTCTTTGGATACCACTTTCATCAGTATATTTTAAGAAATCGATTAAATTTAATCCTTCTAAGTTAGTAGATACTGCAGAATGCATAAAGATTACATCTAATTTTGCTTTCTTATCTCCTAATGCTTTTTGAGATGCTCTATTTAATGCATCAGCAGTTAATGTAGGAGTTGCTTCTGCTTTGATATCATAAGTGTGTTTTTCAACGAATTGACCATTAACACCACCTGTCATACCAAAGATACCTGCTAAAATTGATAATACAGTTGCTTGTCTTTGTTCATCCCAGTATTCATTAACTTCTTGTGCTTCAGCCTTGAAGTTAGCACCAGTTATATCACTTGCGAAATCATATTCTCCCCAAGCCTTTGCTCTACCATAACAAATTTTATTTTGATAGAAAGTATCTCTTTCTGAACCTGCTGGAATATCAGTATTTCCATCATAGTTTACAGGGTTTCCACCAATTCTACCTTTGATTGGTTCTTTTACAGCATAACCACCTGTTTGTTCTGCCATTTTTGATTTGTATTTGTTTACTACATTGAATAATGCGTTTTTGATTAATGAATTTTCTTTTGTACTTGGTAATGTTCTACGATAAGTTTCAAATACTTCTTCATTAAATATCTTATCTCTAAATTTTTCCATTTAATATCTCTCCTTCTTTTTTATTGTAATTTAGATAACCCATCAGGGTTTTCAGATAACCATTGATTTTGTTCTTGAGCAGTCATATTGCCGAACTTATCAAGTGTCATCTCATTATTTTGATTAACATTTGTCATATCAGGTTTTAAGTCTATACTTGCTAGACTTTCTTTAGTTTCTTTTGCAACAGTTTCTTTTTGGCTATCAAATTTTGCTTTTAATTTGTTAGCACTAGAAATTGTCTTATCAGCGTCATCACTTACAACTAATGAAATAATTTCATCATCTAAATCAAGACCTGCTAATATTTCTTTTGCTGTTGCTGTATTACGAGTAATTTTAGATTGTCTGTAATTTTCTTCAGTTTCCTTTCGCATTTGCTCAAGTCTTTCTTCTTCACTCATTTTAGCCTTATTGATTTCATCTAATTGTTTTTTGATGTCATCATAATCACTATATTTACTTGTTTGAACAGTTAATGAATTAATTTGATTTTCTAATTCTTTAACTTTTGCATTTTCGTCTAAATGCCAACTGTTTAGTAAATTAGTAATTTGTTCTTCAGTTGCTCCTTCACCTAATATTTCTTTTGCTTTTTCTCTGTTCATATTTTCTCCTCCTTAACGAATAGTTGTTATCGGACAACTAACAAACCTATTAGAGATATATGTATAACATTCGTAAGCAATCCAAATGTTATATCTATTTTGGTGTCCTTGTAAGAGTTGCACTTACTTAAACTGTTAGGACATATTCAAGAGCATTATTGCTCTTGTTGTTGTAAATTTGTTGTATCTTCTAAAGTGTTATTTTGTTCTTGCACTTTATTGTTTTTTTGATTATCAATTTCTTGTTGTAATAATAATTTTTGTGCTTCGTATGCTTCTTGTAATTTAGTAACTGATACAGGGTCACTAAATAATCCTATTACAGCATTAGCAATTTGTGGTGGAATATTACAATCTTTTAAATTCATTAATGCTTGTGTCTTAACAAGTAAGTTATCACTTAAATCTCTACTGAATTTAATATCTATATCGCTAACTTTTAAATTCTTAATTTTGCTATCGCTAGCATTTTTGCAAATTCTAAGCACAACTTTAAGTGCGTTTCTATCACATTTTTTAAATGCTTTTTCCTCATTTTCAACTCTAACGCTTGCACTTGTAAATCCTTGACCTGTTAATACTGCTTTACCAGTTTCGGCATTACTTACTTCGCCACTTTGCGTCGCTTCAGGAACACTTAATATAGAATGTAAAGCACTTAACTTTCTTAAATAATAAATTTGTGTGTCTAATGATTTAAGCCTTGATTGTAATAATTCAACAGATGCTTTCTTTTGGTCAGTAGATTTAATTGAAACTGCACCAAATTCTTTTATTGCATCCATTCCTTCTTTATTTACTTCAGCATTTGTAAATACCATTATAGAGTTTACAAATCCTTCTATATCATCTTTATCAAGGTTTTCTATGTAGTTAATATCATCAAATATATCTTTACATATTTCCAAGAAACTCATTCTTCTTCTGTTGAAGTAATATTCTTGAATTAAATGGATATTTTGAATAATAGGGATATATCTAACTTTTTTACCTTCTATAGTTTGTTCGACTATTGCTAATTTGCCAGAAAGATTATTTATTACATATTCTCTATTTCTAGTATATACTGTGTATTCGTCATAATTCTTTTCCATTGGTTCTTTTTTACCTGTATCAGGATTTACTTCTTGAACAATGGCTTTTTTACTAGTTGCAACATATTCCAATAATTGCTCGTGTCCTATTGAACTAGAATAAACTACTTCAGTATCTTTAAAATCTAAATTTATTAATTCAAATGGCGTTTCATCATCTTCAGTTACTTTACTGTAATTAATAAATCTAAATCCACGACCAACTGTGAATATATCTTCGTATATATCTTGGTCTAATTGGTCTTTATCTTCATATGTGTTATAACTATTTAATGTCGATATTTCTTCGTTCGCCACATCATTTAATGGAGCATATTGAATTGGTTTCCCTAATAAGAATGCTTTTTTCCAATCCATAAATGCCCAAGCCCAGTTTTCAACACCTTTATTATTAATTTCGGTTCTCGTATATTTCTTTTTATTTTTAATATCTTGGTCGCCGTATAAATATCTATGTAAATATATGCTTTCTGCTCTATTTTTGTTATGTAAATCTATACTATTATTTAATATATCTAATACCTTTGCTTCTCTTTCTGCATCAGTACCATCAAGAAGTTGTTGTTCAGTATAATTTGCATATATTGTGTGTCTTCCAAATGTTTTCATTTATTCAACTCCTTTACCTTACCTAATATTCCCAAATAATAAATGTACAACTTTTTTTATTTTTTGTCAAATTTACACAAAATATACATAATTTTACACAAAAAAGACAGTTACATAAACTGTCTTACGAAGTCTAGAGGCTCAGCAATTTGCAATATTCCGTTCTCTTCTATTATTTCACTTCCAAATAATGCACAAGCATCCGGAGCATCATCGTTGGCATTTGTTCCAGTTGCATTATATGTAGTTAAATTATCCATAAATTTACCCATATCAGTGTTTGAACCATACATTCCTTTTTCAGGAAATACCATTTGTTTCTTTATTATATGTTTTTCGCTTTCAATTCTTGTTGGTTTAGGTATTGTATTATATTTTTCGTCTATATCAGGGCAAGGAATGCCTTTTTCTTTGCATAGTCTCTCAATATTTTGTTTTAATTCACTTGTAACGTTACTTTCAATAACAAGTCTGATAATACGATGTTCTGCTATTTTTTCTACTATATCTAAATACATATCTTTAGTTGCAGTTCTTGTAAATAAACAATCTCTTAAATAGTAATCACAAACATTGTCATTTTCTACTTTTTTAAATATAGGCATTGCGAAGAAGTCTTTACCACTTTTTCTAGTAGCATCTATTACTGCATATGCCCCATTGTAATCAGTTTGAGGTATCGTATGATATGTTCTTAGTTTTTCGTAACTAAAGCCTAAACTTTCTGGATTTGTAGGTTTTTGTTGAAAGTTTGTTTCCCAAAGATATTCTTCCATATTTGCTTTTTCTTTTAACAACTCTCCAGTTGATTTTAATTCAGGGCAAGTACTCTCTCCAGTTTCATAATCTAATGCTGGTACTTGAATAATAGCACAAGAACCATCTTCACTTATCAAAGTATATTTGTATTTTGGATGTTTTTTAAAAGTATGTTCTTTCATTAATTGATGTATTTTTAAATCAATGTAATCTCCACTAGCCCATAATGTGCCTGTTATACATACTTTTGGTGTTTTATTTTGAACAAAACGTTTCTCCCATACTGTTATAGATTTGTTGTAATAATATTGGTTTAATGCTTGGTTCATCGCTTCTTTATAATCCGGATACAAGTCATCTATATGTATGTTTTTACTTGCTCTTGAACCTACTACGTTTGCTTGAGTGGTTTTTGCATAATAACTAAAAGGTAATCTACAGCCTTTTAATTTCCATTTTTCATCAGTTTCTTTCAAAAAGAAATCTTTATCTTCTTCACTCCATTTTAATTTTGGAAATACTTCTCCAAATTGTTCGCTTTTTATCTCGTCTATAACTGTTCTACTACCACTTTTAACGACATCATCGTTAGAGCATAGAGATAATATAGCACCAGTATTATCTATTCCAAAAGACCAAGCCTCACTTATTTTTTTAGGGAATGATTTTCCATATCCACTCGGAGCATTGAATATTAATGTTTTAAAATCAGGATTACATTCTAATTCTTGTAAATAATGTATATATCCGCATAATATGTTATATCTTGGCTCAAAGAATTTTTCGTTTTCAGGTTCATCCCATTCACGATATACCATATAATGTTCCAAACTAATCCTAGCACCTAATTTATAGGCGTTTTTCAAATGCTTTTCATATTCTATTAAATGGTTTGAATTTGTATCTATTTTAATTAGTAAATCTAATAAGGGAATATATTTTGCAATGGCAAGTTCGCCACATATTTTTGTATTACTTTCAAAATTACAAAACAACGCATATAAATCCTTCATCATCTCAAATATTTCATCATAAGTTATTTTTTTGCCAAATGAATACTTAAAGTTATTTCTTAATATAGTTAATGTTTCGTCTATTGCTTCATATATTTGTTTGCTATTCATATACTATTTACCTTTCTTGTTTGAATATTGCGAATATTTAGACAATCTCTCTTGTATTCTATCTAAATCAACATCTACTATATTAGCATTTATATTTACATTTGGTTGGGCTTTCTCAACCATTTCATTTTGAGATTTCATTTTAAATAATGTAGTTCTTTCTCTTGCTATGCCCATTTGAGACATAGTAAGGTTTTCGTCACTAATTTGGTCATATATTTTTTCTACAATTACTCTCATATTTAAGTCTTCGCTATTTTTTAATCTTCTTAATGTGTAGGTAGTCAAGCCTGCAAATTTACAAAATAAAGTTAATGAACTAGGAAAATTCCCTATTTTATCATTAACTTCATAAAGAAGTTCACAATAATAATCAAATACCATTCCCAATTCTTCTGCAGTATATATTGGTTCTTGGCTAGATATAGGAATAATTGGTTTAAAAAAATAGTTAGTTATAACAATAGGATTTATTCTAACGGCATAAGAAACAGGACAACCATCCTTATTCCATTTTACTGCTTCTTTATGTTTTTTTGAATAATCAATCATATCTTGTACTAATTCACTTTTTTTCTCTTCTATTGTTTGTAGCATATTATCTACTTTGCCTTGTACATAGAATTGTTCTAATTCTCTTACTTGGTTTTGGCTTTCAATATCTATTTCTATATCTTTCTTTTTTTTACTCATTATTTATCCTCCTAACTATAAAAATCGTATCACAATTTGATTTTAAAGTCAATTTGTGTTAAAATTACATTAAGGTGGTACAGTGATGAACGATACTTTAATAGACCAATTAACAAAATTGGATTTGGAAGAAAAAATAATCAAAAGAAACATAGATAGAAATTATTGTAATGAAAAAATAAGAACAAGACTATTTTCAAGGCTAAAAGAGATAAAAAAAGAAAAAGAAGCAATTAAATTCAAAATTAGACTAGAAAGGAAGATAAAAAATGAAGAATAATTGTATTTTAGCAATCGACCCCGGAAATATTGAAAGTGCATATTGTTTAATGGATAAAAACACATATAAGCCGATAGAGTTTGGTAAAATAGATAACACGCAATTATTAATTAAATTAGACGAATTAGATTATAGTGCTTTAATAATTGAGATGATTGCTTCATATGGTATGGCAGTTGGAGCAAGCGTTTTTGATACTTGTGTATGGATAGGAAGATTTATACAAGCAAGGAAAATACCTGATTACGAATATATATACAGAAAAGAAGAAAAAATGAATTTATGTTATTCTATGAAAGCAAAAGACAGTAATATTAGACAAGCCTTAATTGACAGATTTGGTGATGTTGGTACTAAAAATAATCAAGGTTTCTTTTATGGCTTTAAAAAAGATATATGGTCTGCATTTGCAGTAGGATGCACATATTTAGATAAACAAAAAAAGATATGTTAAATCATATCTTTTTTTGCGAAAAAAATAGTTTTAAAAAGAAAGCGAATGTTGTTAATACGGTCAAGCCATAATCTAACTCCATTCACAATTTAATAATATCAAATTATTTTTATTTTGTCAACTACTTAATTTCCCACGAACAACGAATTATTCGATTTGAGGGATTGAAAGTGTCATATACGATGCCATCGATGACAGCCGTAATATGCCCATTCATAGTTACTGCATATTTACCTTTAGGAAATTCTTTAGTGAATTCTCCAACGGTTTTAGAATAATGACACTTTCGTAGATATTTACTATCTAAATATTTTTCTACAAATTCTACACTATCCAGCATTAATCCGTCATAACTAGCCAAGTTGCTTAATTCACTATAAACATCATTCCAACTTTTATTAGTTAATATGCTTATTGCTCTTATAACACAATCATCTATACGCCTCTTATGAGGGTTTGCATTATGATATTTATAATTCATATTACATTTGTGCTATTCTTTGAGCAGTTTCTTTAATCATCATAACTTCTTCTTGAGATTGTGCATCTTCCTTTAACATCCTTGCAAAATCTTCCATACTTCTTAACATATATTCTAAACTCTTTTTAGTATCTTCTGTAGCACCGTATCTTTCTCTACCTTCCATATACCTTCCATAATTATCACCCATTCTTTCTAAATGGTCATAACCACGATATTTTGCATCATATCCTCTTCTTCCATAGTTATCGCCATAGTTACCATATTCTCCATAGTTTCCACGCCCATAACTATCATATCCTGCTCTTCTACCGTAATTACCATAATTTCCATAGTTTCCGTAATTCATACTTTTTTCCTCCTTTGCTATATGTTTTATTTTTGTTAATTTGTATAAATTATCTAAATTAGATGGTGTAATATCATCATCTAATATTTCTTTTATTTTTTCTTCAGTTTTTGTTATTAACTTTTCTTCCATCAAGTTCACTCCTTTCTTTTAAGAGTTTTAATATTTCTTCATTTTGATTTATTATTTTTTTAAGATATTGTTCATCTTGTATTCTTAATTCTTGCATTAAATCACTATTATTATAGTCTTTAAATAGTATTTCTAGGCTTAATGCTTGCAATAACAATGCTATATTATTTGCATAATTATTATTCATTAAGCATATCTTCTAACTACAATATTAGCATTTTTTACAATAGGAATTTGTGTATCGGTAGTTGTGCCATCATAAGTTATTGTTGGTAAACTTCTTACTGTTATACTAACATTTCCTCTACCACATACTCTTACGTATTTAGTAGTTCCTATATTAGTATAAACTCCAACTGTTACAGGAGTATCCATTTCACTTCCTGCTAATTGAGTTCCATCAGTAAAAATAGCAAATGCTACATTTCCTGCTGTCGCACTTGTAACGTTAGCGTTGAAATCTATTTCATAAATCCCACCACCTAATAAGTTAAAAGTTGCACTACCTTCATTGTGATTTAACCAACCATTAAAGCAGTTAGCACTATTTGTTCTTAAATCGGTATCAGCGAAAGTTATTGGTGAAGTATTAGAAGTTAAGACTAATTCTTGTTCTTGAACACTTTGTATCATTTCATATTCTCCTTTCATATAAATAAAAGAGTAGGACTTGCCCACTCTTTGTGCATTTTAGCAAGTTCTCATTTGAGATTGTCTTAAAGACATTATGCCTAAACTATTGTGTTTCCATAGAAACCATTTCCGTAGAACCCACCATTAAATCCAAAAGGATTGTATATTGATTGATATGGTGAACTTACAATATAACTTGGTACAGGATATGGTCTTACGTTGTTGATAATTGAACTTTCGATATTTCTATTAGAAATTTCAGTTTGTGCTTCATTTAATTTTTCTCTTAAATCAGCGATAGTGTTAGCGTTCATTGCATCAAGTATTCTTTGAGTGTTCTCTAAACCTTGTGCTTTTAATTCACAGCAACAGTTTGCTAATTGACTAGAAGCGTTTAATGCGTTAATACTTGCTTGGTTTTCAAGTTGAGTAGTTTGCATTAATACATCTCTTTCGATGTCTTTAGCATTAACTAATGATGAATATTTGCTATCCATTATAGAGTTTTGTAATCCCATATTGCCTGTTAATACATCACTTCTTAAGTTACAAATATTAGTAGCATTATCACTAAAACCATTAGAAACTTGAGTAGATAAGTTCATAAATCCATTATTTACATCTCTTTGAGTGAATTCACTAGAAATATAATCAGTAGTTGCAATGTTGTTATAACCATTGTTACCACCAAATCCACCCCAACCATTATTACCAAATAATAAGGCTAAAAGAACTAATGCCCATATACCATCGCCACCAAAGAACCCACTATTACCAAATCCGTTACCATACATAACAGGATAAGCATAGCCATTGTTTGTTGCTAGGTCTACAGTTGGAACTATACCTGAATTTCCGTTCATTTTTGTTTCTCCTCTCTATAAATCCACGCTAGTTATAGACTTATTAGAGAAGACTTAACTAGCAAATCCTCTCTAATAAACCTACAAATAGGTTTATTTTTAGTTGAAATTATTTGTTATATTATTCCATTGTGTTTTTTGCTCGTCACTAAATCCACTAGTTATTTTGTTTAAATATTCGTTAGGATTTACATTATCTTTTCTTGCTTGTTGAAACTCTTTGTATGCTTGAGGGTTTACTCTCTTTAGTTGTTGTTCTAATTGGTTCATCATTCCTGTTGGAATTTGCCTTATTTTCTGTTGCAACAACATTTGTATCATATTGTTCATTAGACTTCATTCCTTTCTTAAGTTCATCTAATTGTGCCTGTAGCAACTCGATTTGTAAATCTTTTTCATCTTTAGGTATTATTTCATTCAACTCGTATGTTTTTATTTGATTTTGAGCATTTTTTTTCTAAAT